AGCGTTAAAGGATGGTGTTGAAGTTACTGGTTGCAGTATAGCAACACATCGTAATTTGCAGATTAAGTAAAAAATTTATATATTTGCATTGTTGTTTCGGTCTCACATTATAGAAACATAACAATATTGGCCCTTATAGAGGCGCAAGGAAGTGAGACCCTTTGCAAATCTTTAAGGGCTTTTTTAATTTTATACACAATGTACACATATTATTTATGCAACGATGGAGGATTTAATATTATTGAACTTCCTATTTTAATTTTTCCAGGTTCAGAATTTCACTATGATGAATTTTTTAGTAATTACAAAGTGGAAAAGCACGAATTAAATGACAATGATGAATTAATAATCCTTTGCGAAAAAATTTATTAGCCTATGAAAATATTTATGATTAAGTCACCAAATGGCAAAGTGTACACACTAAACGCTGAATCGAAGTTTCACGCAATCCAAAAAGCAATAGTAAAAGATGATTTTAAATACACATCAAACCAATACAAATGAGAGATTCAACAATATTTTACCGCAGCTTCTATGAGGCACTTAAAGAACTACCATTAATCAATCAAGGCGAAATATACAATGCTATTTTTGAATACTCTTTCAATGATAATCTGGTTAATTTAGCAGGTCTTTCAAAAACTATTTTTACACTTATTAAACCTCAACTTGATGCCAATAATAAGAAGTATCAAAATGGATTAAAAGGTGGTAAACGTAACCAAACTGAAACCAAACCCGAATCAAACCTGAACCAAAACGTAACCAAAAGCAAACCAAAAGCTAACCAAAACGTAACCAAAAGCGAAGCTAATGTAAATGTAAATGATAATGTAAATGATAATGTAAATGAAAAGGATAATGTGTGTGTGAACACACACGCGCCCGCCCGCGAGGAATTTCTTTCTTTTTGTCAAACATTGGACATTGATTTTGATAGGCTAAAGGAAACAATTTCAGCCAAGTATGACACATTCGTTGATGATGGTTGGTGTAATGGTTATGGCAAACCGATAACTAACTGGCAAAACACAATACGCAATGTCATTCCACATCTAAAACCGATGCCAACTAAAATACAAAATGAACAACCCAAGGCTAAAGGAAACTTTGGAACTAAAAACAAAACAAATGCAAAATAATAAAAAGAAAACAGTGCGCATTGATGATGATGCCACAATAGAATGGGGAAAACTACCGCCACAAGCCGATGACTTGGAAGTGTCAATTATAGGTGCAATACTTATTCGTGCTACCTGCATAGATGAGATTGTTGACTTTTTTAGACCCGATATGATGTATAAGGAAAGCCACAAAATAATACTTGAGGCTATTTATACCCTTTATAAACTTTCAAGCCCAATTACAGTTATAACTGTAAACACCGAACTAAAACGCACAAGTAATTTAGAAAAAGCGGGAGGCACTTATTACCTAACAACCTTATGCAACAAAGCAGATTTCAATGTAGAATACAACGCAAGGATAGTCTTTCAAAAATACACGCAGCGTGAACTTATTTTGATGTCGGCAGGCATTATTAAGGAAAGCTATCAAGATAACGTGGATGCGTTTGAAATGCTTGAAAAAGGGCAAAGTATGATTGATAAGGTTACGCAAACTATTCACGTTGGAAAGTTTGACAATGTTACTGACCTTTTCTTTGAATCCGAAAAGCGTAATATTGAAATTAGATCAAAGCAAGGCATTAGTGGTGTGCCAAGTGGTTACTTTGATATTGATAGTATTACTGGTGGATGGCAAAGCTCCGATTTAATTATATTAGCAGCAAGGCCAGGAATGGGCAAAACTGCATTTGTGTTAAACATTGCCCGAAATGCAGCGGTTGAATTCAATGAGCCAGTTGCTTTGTTTAGTTTAGAAATGTCATCAATGCAATTAATGAATCGTTTGCAATCGGCCGAAAGTGAGATACCTTTGGAAAAGTTTATGCGAACTGGCCTTAATGATGATGAGGTGCAACGTAAAAGATTGAAGTGCCAAAGATTAGTTGATAGTAAAATATTTATTGATGACACGCCTGCAATATCCGTTTTTGAGTTAAAAGTTAAACTTAAAAAACTGAAACGTGACCACAATATTAAACTTGCAATTGTTGACTATATTCAACTTATGACCGCTGGAAAGGTTGACAATGTGAATGGCCGAGAGCAAGAGGTTGGATATATTTCACGATCATTGAAAGGAATTGCAAAAGAATTAAACATTCCGATTATTGCGCTATCACAGTTAAGCAGAAAAGTTGAGGAACGTGCTGATAAAACACCTATATTGTCGGACCTTAGAGAATCGGGAAGCATTGAACAAGATGCCGATATGGTTACTTTCTTATTTAGACCAGAATATCATGGAATTATGGAAGACAACGATGGCAATAGTACAGTTGGCAAAGCGCAGTTTATTATTGCCAAGCACCGAAATGGTGCAACAACTGATGACATTCTGCTTGGTTGGGATGGGCAGTACACAAAGTTTAGAGATATTAATGAAACAATAAGTAAGGAGTCACCAGTATTCACATCAAACTTAAAAGCAAATGAAGATTTTTAGCATCCCCGAATTCGAACTATACTACCACAACGAATACAAACGGTCAAACATGAATCAAGCGTTTTGGAACACCTTACCGATTGAACGATTTAACCTTACAAAAAAGAAAGTTGTTAAGAAGCGAAAAGCGGAGCTCACAACAAACCATTTGGACTTACCAGTAAACAATATCCTGCAGCATAAAGAAACCAAAGATGCATTTAATACCAATAAGTTTACTGACCTTATTATTGCTTATTTAAAATCAGTACATAGTTGCAATAGTGCAAGGCGCATAAGTAGTGAGGGTAGATATCGAAAGGGCATCGGTTACATTGCAGGGTTGAACAAAGGTATGGAGGATATTCAATGTATATTGAAAGGCCGATTGTTCGCCATCGAAGTAAAATCACCAACCGATAAGATAAGCCCCGAACAACTTAAACGCAAAGCAGCAATTGAATCCGATGGCGGTCATTACATTATTGCGACATCGTTTGAGCAGGTGCAAACTGAAATACTAAGCTTATTAAAATAATTCTTATCTTTGTGCTATGAAAAGTAAACAAACCGAAAATATAAAGGCAACATCACTAATTGCTGATGACAAGAACTTTAATAAAGGTAGCGAGAATGGCGCAGAAATGATACGCAAATCGTTTCAAAAGTTTGGAAGCGGCAGGTCTATCCTAATTGATAAGAACAATCGTATAATCGCAGGAAACAAGTCTGTTGAATATTCTGGTATTGAAGATGTCCTAATCGTTGAATCCGATGGCACGCAATTAATAGCAGTAAAACGTACAGACATTGATTTAGATTCACCACAAGGGCGTGAAATGGCATTGGCTGATAATGCATCTGCAAAGGCTAACATCGTATTTGATGCTGAATTGATTGAAGCGGAGTTGGGGGAGGCGGTTTGTGAGGAGTGGGGGATTGATAAAAAAGAAGATATAATTACAAATGATGATAAAGAAATTCAAGCAATACAAAAATTAGAAGATAAATTTATAGTGCCACCTTTTTCAATACTAAACGCAAGAGAGGGAAAATGGCAAGAAAGAAAAAAATATTGGAAAGATTTAATTCAGGACACAGGAATAACAAGAGATACAGGGAATCAAACAAATACCAGGTATAGAAGTGTGGAGGGATTTTCAGCAGCAAGGGAAGAAGAAAACGTTGGGAGCGTATTAGATCCCGTATTATCAGAAATTATAATAAAATGGTTTGGATTAGAAAAATCAAAAATGTTTGATTGCTTTTCTGGAGATACTGTTTTTGGGTATGTATCATCTTATTTAGGAAATAATTTTAAAGGAATTGAATTAAGACAAAGTCAAGTTGATTTTAATAACGAAAGAACAAAAGGATTTAATGCTACTTATATTTGCGATGACGGAAGAAATATATTAAATCATATTGAAAAAGAATCACAAGATTTATTGTTTAGTTGCCCTCCTTATTTTGATTTAGAAGTATATTCAGATTTATCTAATGATGCCAGTAATCAAAAATTATATAAAGATTTTTTATTAATATTAGATACAGCTTTTAGTAATGCTATAAAATGCTTAAAAGAAAATCGTTTTGCAGTTATTGTGTGTGGTGATGTAAGAGATAAAAAAGGCAATTATTATAGATTTCCAGACCATATAAAAGAAATATTCGAAAAAAACAATATGCCTTTATATAATGAATTAATTTTAATTGACCCAGTAGGAAATTTACAAATGAGAGTTGGAAAATATATGGAGCATAGAAAAGTTGGTAAGACCCATCAAAATGTTTTAGTATTTTATAAAGGAAATCCTAAAGAAATAAAAAATATATATCCTAAAATAGAAATTCAAGAAGATGAAAGCACAGATGTATAATTATTCAAGTTGGATTAAAGAAACAAATTCAACTATTCTTTTTGATTTGTTTATCGAAAAATTAAATGATGCAGGTTTTGGTATTGAAAATGTAATTGAAAAACATTTTAAACCACAAGGATATACAGCTCTTTTTTTATTATCGGAAAGTCATTTTGCAATACATACTTTTCCCGAAGAAAATACAACATATATTGAATTGTCAAGTTGTGTAAAAGAGCCATTTGATAAATTTATTAAATCTATATGAACATATCTCCTAAACATACCAAATTCATTGAGTTAGTTGCCAATGGTATATCGCAAGATAAAGCCTATATTGAGGCTATTGCACAAAAGAAAGTAAATGGCAATACTGCACGAAGCAAAGGTTCAATACTTGCTAAAAGGTATGCAAAGGAAATCCAAGAACATAAGCAGTTAGTTAAGCAAGCAATTAACAATGCTACATCAACTGCCATAACTGAATTAGCAGAAAAGAATATACTTTCAACTGCAGAACGTATGGAGATGTTGAGCAAGATTGCCAAAGGTGAGGTTAAGATTAAGAAACCGTTTGTTATCGCTGGTAAGATTATGGAATACCCATCCGAGCCAGACCATAACGATAGAACTAAAGCCATTGCCGAACTTAACAAAATGGATGGAAGTTATGCACCAAGCGAAACCAAAACAACCATCACCGACAACCGACCACCATCAACAGTAACTATGCCCGATGGAACTAAGATTGAAATTTAATGAACGTTGACTTACAAGCCAACCCAAAACAATACGATTTTTATATTCAAGCAATGGCAGCCGCTCAAGGTGCTACTGAAAAGCGCAATCTACTTTATGGTGGCGCAATTCGTGGTGGCAAGTCTTTTATCTGCGCCACGATCTGTTTGCGGTTGGCCTCAATGTATCCAAATAGCAAGTGGCATGTAATCCGTTCTGACTTCCCGAAGTTAGTTAAGACAATCATACCAACATTCGAAAAAATTATCGATGGCTCAGCACACTTTAGGTGGTCACGCGATAAGTCAAACTACTTCTTAGAGAATACTAAGACCAAATCAAAGATATTCTTTATGGCTGAGAACATAAGCCATGACCCCGAACTTAACGCATTCTTAGGACTTGAAACAAACGGAATATACTTTGAGCAAATTGAAGAGTTAAGCAAGAAGTTATGGAATATCGGCAGCTCGCGTGTTGGCTCCTGGTATATTG